TAATGGCTGGGCAACCGAAAAAGACTAGCGACCTAGCGGTGCTGGACTCGCTCCAGGTCGAGGAGATCGTGGCCATGTTCGAGGCCGGCAAGTCAACGGCGCGGATATGCGAGGCACTGGGAATCGGGAGAAGGGCATTGGAAATATGGTGCGATATGCCCGATAACGAGCATAAAATTGCTCGCGCGCGCGCCCGTGCAGCAGATGTGCTCGCTTGCCAGACGCTGGAGATCGCTGACCAGGCGGCGCCGGAGGAGAGCAACCTGGCTAGAGTGCGCATACAGACGCGCCAGTGGGTAGCAGAGCGCTGGAAGCCTGGCGTCTACGCCCAGCAGCGCGGTCCCGCGGTCAACATCTCCATTGGCGGCCTGCGCCTCGATGCGCTGCGCCATGTCGAGGTGGTGCAGGACGCTGACAACGTCCAGCAGGTCTGTGGATAACCATGTCTCAAGTGTCTCTACTTTATACGACGGGCATTATGTTAAGTTGTTTAGCCTGTGACTATCCTGTGGATAACTTACCACTGTACGCTGGGTACTGGCCCGTCCGGCTGGCTCCAGTGGCCGCGACCCCCCCCCTTTGCTTTGGCGGCGGGGGCGGCAACTGCTGCACCTAAACAGACACCGCCGCCATGACCCCGACCCCCCTACCCGTGTCACCGACACCGCCCTCTGCCAAAAAAAAAATAAAAACTGTGCCAACTATCGCGTCCACTGTCACCGAGATGACAGAGGCACAAGGCGAGCAGTCCAAGAACCCGTTTATTGAGTGGGCGAAGAAGTACTACCGCAACCCTGTGCTCTTTGTCCAGGAGGTGCTCAATACGGAGCCTGACCCCTGGCAGAAGGAATTTCTGATGCACATTGCCAAGGGTGAGCGCAGGATCAGCGTCCGGTCGGGACATGGCGTAGGCAAGAGCACGGCAGCAGCCTGGGCGATTATTTGGTATGCGTTCCTACGCTTTCCCGTCAAGATTGTGCTCACGGCGCCGACCAGCTCGCAGCTGTATGACGCTTTATTCGCGGAGCTAAAGCGCTGGGTGAAGGCATTACCGCCGACATTGCAAGACCAGCTGGAGGTTAAGCAAGACCGGATCGAGTTTAAGGAGTACCCAAACGAGGCGTTTATCAGCGCCAGGACCAGCAGGGCCGAGCAGCCGGAAGCGTTACAGGGTGTACACAGCGAGCACGTCATGCTGGTGGCAGACGAGGCCAGCGGTATCCCCGAGCAGGTGTTCGAGGCTGCGGCAGGTTCCATGTCCGGCCACAGCGCTGTAACTTTGTTACTAGGTAATCCGGTAAGGTCCAGTGGTTTCTTCTTTGACACACATAACCGTTTGGCGGGTGATTGGATCACGATGAAGGTTTCGTGCGCGGACTCGCCCCGCGTCTCGGAGGCTTACATCGAGGAGATGAAGTCTAGGTATGGCGAGGAGAGCAACGCGTACCGCATTCGCGTGCTGGGTGAGTTTCCCAGGAGCGATGACGACACCGTTATCCCGATGGAGTTATTGGAGATGGCCACACAGCGGGACGTGGCGCCAAGCGTCAGCGCAAGGTTAGTGTGGGGATTGGACGTGGCCAGGTTCGGCTCTGACCGTAGCGCACTTTGCAAGCGCCAGGGCAACGCGGTGACCGAGCCGATTAAGACGTGGAAGAATTTGGACCTAATGCAACTGACGGGTGCGATTGTTTCCGAGTATGAGGTGCTGATGCCGAGCCAGCGTCCGCACGAGATACTGGTGGACTCTATTGGTTTGGGTGCTGGCGTGGTTGACCGGCTGCGCGAGCTGAACCTGCCGGCGCGGGGTATCAATGTCTCCGAGAGTCCAGCGATGGGCGGTACGTACAGGAACTTGAAGGCAGAGTTATGGCACAAGGCCAAGGCGTGGTTGGAGCAGCGTGACTGCACCATGCCCAAGGATGACCTGTTGATCTCGGAGCTGGCCACCGTGCGGTATTCGTTTACGAGCAGCGGCAAGATTCAGATTGAGGGTAAGGACGAGATCAGGAAGCGCGGGTTAGCGAGTCCCGATAGGGCAGACGCGTTTTGCTTGACGTTTGCAAGTGACGCGATAACGGGTGCGTTTGGCTCTGCGTCCAGCAATAAGTGGGGGCAGTCACTGCGCAGGAACATACCCCGCGTAGCATAATTGGCGTAATTAATTTCTAGGAGTGAAATCATGAAGATGACCAAGGCACAGAAGAAAGTTGGCAAGGTGATGCATGAATTTAAGACCGGAGGCTTGCACTCTGGACCAGGCGGCAAAGTAGTGAAGAATCCACGCCAGGCGGTGGCTATTGCTTTGAGTTCTGCTGGAATAAAGCAGAAGAAAAAAAGCTAAGTTCTAACTTTTGATGTTCTGAATTTGTTAAAACTTGTAAATTTTCAATCCTGTTATCAGATGAATCCCCATTGATATGATGAATATGTTCGTGAGTTTCTAATTTTCTACCAAGATGAACCTGCATTACATGGCGATGTTCTCTAATATATTTTCCATCAACTTTGATAACAATGTATTTTTTGATTGATCCAATGCCTGCTCTTTTCATAAGAGGGCTTGCAAGTCGAGCTTTTTTCGTATTTTGAGGATTGGCAATTGATGTGCATTTCCTAGAGCAAAATTTTGCTGTTTCAATTCTGTATGCAGGGACATAGAATGATGTTGAGCAAATTAAACATGAAAGAATTTTCCCATTTTTACGTTTTTCAGCTCTTTGCTTGCCAGTCAAGATTCCGATGTTTTTTGTCTGGCAATGTCTGCAGCAGTATTTTGTTGTTTTCTTTTTTGGAGTGAATTGTTTTTTACAAAACAAGCATTCTGAAGTTTTCATGATAGCGATTGCAATGTAGTTTTCATTGCTATAGTATACAAGGAGAATGTAATGGCCACGAATATGCGTGATGTGCCTGCGCGCTACCAAGGCGCGATGAAGCAGATGATGTCTAAGACAGACAAGAAGTGTCCGCTACCTACGCAGGACGTGACTCTGAACTTGAAGAACCGCGCCAAGGCGATTACTACGGCGGCGTATGGCCCTGAGAATCCTGATCTGCCTAACACGGCGTACTGGAAGAAAAAGGCCGATACCTGGAGCGTGAGCATTGCTGACGCCAAGCAGAGCCGCTGTGGTAACTGCGCCGCGTTCAATGTGCAGGATGCCATCAAGGAGTGTATTGCCAAGGGTATCGGTATGGAGGCAGACCCGTGGGGGACGATTGCCTTGGCTGACCTTGGGTACTGCGAGATATTTGACTTCAAGTGCGCGGCCAGCCGGACGTGCGATGCGTGGGTTGTTGGCGGCCCTAATGATGGGGACACTGAATCGGTTGATACTAATTTAGGTGATTGATATGAAGAACGCAAAACCTGGACTCTATGCCAACATTAACGCCAAGCAAGCGCGTATCGCGGCTGGCTCTAAAGAGAAGATGAACAAGGTCGGCAGCAAGGCGGCGCCCTCTGCTGCTGACTTTAGGCAGGCGGCTAAGACAGCGAAGAAGCCTAAAAAGTGATCTGCCCCATAGTCATATCCACAGTACACGGCAAGGGTTTGCGGGTGATGCTTGCGAGCATTGCCGAGTATTGTCCCGAGGTTCCTGTTTACTTGCGCGGTCCTCAGTCGGTGATTGGCGGCTTTGATACTGACCTTAAAGTATTTGGCTCACCGCACAATTTTGGTGAAGATTACAACCAGATCATAGACAGAGCACTGAGCGATGGGTTTGACTCCGTGGTGGTGGCCAATGACGATATTGTTTTGACGCCTACCAGCTACAAGGATTTGATGGAGGACGTGCAGCAGTTGAAAAAAGAGACTTCCGATTCAGTGGGTTGGGTGTCGGCGCGCTGTGATGCGGCGCGTCCTGGGCAGAACGTTCGCACCAATCCCTTTGACGAGAAGCTGCACTACTTCAAGTATCCCTATGAGGATTGCATTGTGCAGATGGAGGTTGTTAGTCCCATATTTGCGTGGATAGGGCGCGATGCGTGGGATTGCTTTAAGTTTCCTCCGCTGAACTGGTACTCCGATGATGTCCACTGCGAGGACTTGCGCCAGGCCGGTTTCCAGCATTACCTGAGTCGGTCTTATGTGCATCACATTGGCAGCGCGACCATTGGCTTGGATGGTGAGAGATTGACCCAGCAGGCCATGCCCTGGTTGCGAAAGAACCGGCCACACTATGCAGAGGTCTGGTTCAAATGAGTCACCAAGCACAAATTGATTTTGTCAGTGGCGTCAAGGCGCACTTCCCTGAGTTTTTTTCGGGTGGGCGGGTCTTAGAGGTTGGCTCACTGAACATCAACGGCAGCGTGCGTGAGTTCTTCTCAAGCTCTGACGAGTATGTCGGTTGCGACCTGGGCGAGGGCGAGGGCGTTGACATTGTGTGCGCGGGTCACGAGTTGCCATACGCTGATGGTTACTTTGATGTGGCCATATCGTGCGAGTGCTTTGAGCATGACCGGCACTGGCGCAAGACATTTACCAAGATGATTGACCTGGTGAGGGTTGGCGGCTTGGTTGTATTTTCCTGCGCGACTACCGGAAGGCAGGAGCACGGGACGACGAGAACGTCACCGCGTGATGCGCCCTTTACCAATGACTACTACATGAATCTTGAGGCGGGACACTTTGGTTTGTTGGCTAAGAGGTTTTCACGTCATCAATTTAGCGAAAGCCAATCTCCAAGAGATTTGTATTTTTGGGGCATTAAATGAAAACACCGGCCTGGCAGCGTAGTGAGGGAAAGAGTCCCAGCGGTGGCTTAAACGCCAAGGGGCGCGCTAGTGCCAAGGCCCAGGGCATGGATTTAAAAGCGCCGGTTAAGTCTGGCGACAACCCGCGCAGGGCGTCATTCCTTGCGAGAATGGGCAATATGCCTGGCCCTGAGATGAAAGACGGCGAACCGACCAGGCTGCTGTTATCCCTCAAAGCGTGGGGCGCGTCCTCCAAGGAAGATGCTCGCGCAAAGGCAAAAGCAATATCTGCAAGGAACAAATCAAAATGATGAACGAATTACTTACCACCGACGTGTCGGCGATGGAACCGATGGATGATGCCGAGCTTGAGGCGATCATTGGCCAGGACCTGACCGACGCGGTCAGTTATGTAGATTCTGATTTGTCGCCTATCCGTGCGCGTGGTACTGAGTACTACCGAGGCGACAAGTTTGGGAACGAGGAAGATGGCCGATCCCAGGTGGTGGCGATGGAGGTGCGGGACACTGTCTCGGCCATGATGCCAAGCCTGATGCGGGTGTTCTTCTCCAGCGAGAACGTTGTCGAGTTTGTGCCAGAGGGTCCCGAGGACGTGGCATTTGCCAAACAGGCCACCGACTACGCTAACTTCGTGTTCAACAGTGACAACAACGGGTTTATGACCACTTACGCTATCTTCAAAGATAGCCTGGTGCGTAAGTGTGGGATTGCTAAGTACTGGTGGGAGGAGACAGAATCTGTCCGGATTGAGGAATATTCTGGCTTAGATGACCAGACATTGCAGATACTTGCGCAAGAAGATGCCGAAGTCAAGATTGTCGTTAGCTACCCAGACCCTGCCGCAGCGCAGGCGATGCAGGGCATGGCGCCACAGGTTGACCCAGCCACCGGCCAGCCGATGCCTATGCCGCCACCGCCGATGCTGCACGACGTGCAGATCAAGCGCGTGATAAAGGATGGCCGCATCCAGATCATGGCAGTGCCGCCCGAGGAATTATTGCTCGACCGGCGCGCCAGGTCCTTTGATGATGCCGGGATCATTGCCCACCGCAAGATGGCCACAGTCGAGGAGCTGGTGGCTATGGGCTACGACGAGGAGGAAGTGCGCGACAACATCACGTCCACAGATTTGGACAGTAATGAGGAGTATTTGGCACGCCAGCCGCTGTCTACTACGTTTGGTATGAACGACAGCGCGAACCCGATGCAGCAGCGCGTCTTGTACATTGAGGCATACTCGCGCATTGACTATGACGGCGACGGCATGGCAGAGCTGCGCAAGATTTGCTGCATTGGCTCTGGGTACAAGGTAGTACGTAACCTGCCAGCGTCCTACATTCCATTTGTTGACTTCCCCTGCGACCCCGAGCCGCACACGTCTCCACTGGAGGCGATGTCTATTTTCGACATCACGCACGACATCCAAGAGATCAAGTCAGAGATTTTGCGCAATACCCTAGATTCTTTGGCGCAGTCTATCCATCCGCGCACTGCGGTGGTGGAGGGCATGGTCAACATGGATGACGTGCTCAACAACGAGACGGGCGCCGTTATCCGTATGCGCCAACCTGGGATGGTGCAGCCCTTTAGCAATCCATTTGTTGGCCAGGCAGCGTTCCCGATGCTGGACTACATCGACCAGATCAAAGAGGACCGCACCGGCATGAGCAAGGCCGCGATGGGCTTGAACGCTGATGCCTTGCAGTCGAGCACCAAGGCCGCGGTGGCCGCCACCATCAGCGCAAGCCAGGGCAGGATTGAACTGACGGCACGATTGATGGCCGAGGGCATGAAGAAGCTGTTTAAGGGAATATTGTTCTTGCTGGTGACGCACCAGGACAAGCCTCGGATGATTCGTTTGAGTAACGGGTTTGTGCAGATGGACCCGCGCGCATGGAATTCAGCGATGGACGTACACATCAATATCGGCCTGGGTAACGGGGACACCAACGAGCGCATCCAGGCTCTGATGATGATCCTAGCCAAGCAGCAGGAGGCACTGACCCAGCTAGGCCCACAGAACCCGCTGGTTACCCCGTCTCAGTACTCCCATACCCTGCGCCAGATCGTGGCGCTGTCTGGGTTTAAGGATACGTCCCAGTATTTCAATGACGTGCCTGCTGACTACCAGCCGCCAGCGCCACCAGCTCCCAAGCCTACTCCCGAGGAGGTATTGGCGCAGGTGCAGGCCAAGTCTATCGAGGCCGATATTCAGAAAAAAGCGGCAGAGCTGGAGCTAAAGCATCAGCAGATGCTGCGCGATGACGATTACCGGCGTGATGCCTTGGCTCAAGATTTATACTTAAAGAAATATGAATTAGAGTTAAAGTACAACGCACAGATT